TACGGTCCGGCATCGGGTTGTCTCAATTGGTTGGACTGGGACCCGATCACCAACACTCCGCTTATGTCCTTTACAAACCTCACGTTGCAAGCCTCGCAACTCACGGCAGAAGTTGAGGGCAACACCACTCCAACCGGAAGTGGAAGCATCACCACCACGGCATCAAACGTGACCGTAAGATCAACTTTGGGATTCAGTTATCTCGGCGGTACGGCAGTCATCGGATCGACTACGTTCACCTACACCGGCATCTCAAACACGCAACTGCTTGGGTGCAAAGTGGCCTCGGGGACGCTTTCGTACACCAGTTCGTCCAACATCATCGGCACCACGATGATCTTTACGGGTTACAACAACTTCATGGCGGGCAACTCCGTCACCGTCACGAACTCCACGGACTCTGTTTTGGATGGAACGTACACCATCTCGGTTGCGAACCAGGCTGGTTTCACGGTGAACAATGTCTCATCGACGTTGAACGGCAACCTTGGAAAGAACGCCGTAGCAACGGACATTGTGGCTACCAACTCGGGCTACGTCTTTACCGGCAACCCGAACAACTGCGTTCCTTCGGGCTACGTCGATTCGGGCCTGATTACCTTTGGTATCCCCGACAACAAAAACGCTGTTGTCATTGACTTGAATGTTGAAAACATCCAAGGAAACAACTCGGGAGTGTTGTCAAACTCAAACGTTGCCGTATCTATTGCAGTAGACAATGGGGCTTTGCAACAAGTTGCCAACTACTCAGGCAGCCAACCAAAGGCCAGTTTGAACTTTCTTGGCAGCACATTCGACAATCCAAAACAAATTTTTGGTGAACAATATCAAACGATTATCACGCTCAACGCCGCACAAGTGAACAACCCGTACACCAGCCAATCACCAACACTCAATCGTTGGGCGCTCAAAGCGTTGCCTGGTATCCCATCGGGCATCCTCATCTCGGCTGTTCTGCTTCTCAGCTTGGACACCGTGGACGGACAGCAAGTTGCTTTCAACCCCTACGACGAGTACGCCTTCCTCGAAGGTCTACGCCAAAGCCAAGAGATTGTCACCTACGTTGAAGGTCCGTTCAAAGCACAAGTCACCGTGGACCAACTGGACTGGTTGCCCGAACGCTTGCGTCCCGTCAGCCAGGGTGGTTACTACGGAGATATTGTTGTGTATCTAAAGACTATTGCAGGATAAGGTAGGATAGTAAAATGGCATTTCCCGCTTATGTATCTCGCGCGTACTCAGGTCAAGCGCAAGCGACCACGCTCAAAGCAAGCATGTCGGCCACCGACCTGACGTTTACGTTGGTCAACACAAGTTCATGGGTTGAGATTGGCTCAGACGCTTCGGGAGCGCATGGTCACAGCACCGGAAGCCCGATGGGAACTTCGGGCGTCTTTGTCGTTGCCGTGGACTTCGGCACCGGCACCGAAGAAAAAATCCTTTGTTCAACAGTTGACACCGTGGGTGGAACCGTCACGGTTTGGACTGACTCAAGCGGAAACAACGGGCGTGGCTATGACGGCACAAACGCCATTGCGCACGCTGCGGGATCAAACAACCCTATCATTCCTGTGTTCTCGGCCATCGAAGCCGACGAAGCCAACGACGCTGCGGTCCTGGTTAGCAACTTCCGAACGGCTGGCGACCTTCTCGTTGGTACTGGTACTTACGCCGCTGGGCGTCTTGCCTACCCGTCATCCCCTGCCAACCAAGTTCTGACTGCCACCAATACGGGTATTGCATGGTCGGCGGCGGCCAATCCATCGGGCGTCATCATGGACTTTGCGGGTTCAACGGCTCCTGCTGGCTACCTGCTTTGTGACGGTACGGCCTACTCCCGCACCACCTATGCAACTTTGTTCGCCGCTATTGGCACCACTTGGGGTTCGGGCGACGGCTCGACCACGTTCAACGTCCCCAACCTTCTTGGGCGCACCACCGTTGGTGCAGGAACGCCTGGCGCAAACAACGACACCACGTTTGGCGCAACGGTTGGATCGACTTCGCTGATCCTTGGTAAGACCAGCGGTGAGCAACAGCACTTGCTTCTTTCAACTGAAAGCGGAAACCCGGCGCTTACTACTGGCGGTCAATCGGCGGATCACACCCACAATCTCCCCGGCGTAACAACGTTTACGCTCGGCCCTGGTGGCGCCCTGGCGCTGATGACTGCTCAATACTACGGAGCAAGTGGAAACAGCGCAACCAGCGGAACCAGCAACAATCACACCCACAGCATTACCGCAAACAACGCCGCTAACGGCCACAACAACATGATGCCTTACGGCGTCGTCAACAAAATCATCAAATACTAAGGAGCCGCATGACTGTCATGTATGACGGGGTAAACCCCGCAACCGTACCCCCTGGTGCCCAAGTTTACGCCGGGTACGTCAATGGAAACTGGCCTTCGTACAACGCCCTGGTTCAGCAATACCCCACGGCACAGCACGTTTCAATCACGGTCAACTCATCAGGTACGGCTCAGGTTCTTGACGTTGAGAGTGGCGATGCCGCCGCCGTCGATGTTCCCGGTTGGCTGAATCGTATGCGGGCTGAGGGCGTTCACCGTCCCACGGTCTACTGTTCCCGCATCGGCGCACCAGGCTACGGCTGGCAGAACGTCATTGACGCTTGCAACTCCGCTGGCGTTGCCCTGCCTGACTTTTGGATTGCTGACTACACAGACGGTCCTCACTCGCTGACCCTTGGTGGCGTTACCGCTGTAGCTGTTCAATGGACGGACCACGGTGGCTACGACGAATCGGTAATCAACGACACTTCTTGGCCCGGCGGCACTTCCGCAGCCGGTTCAGTCCCAACCCCAGCAACCCCACAAGCCACAGGAGGCGATGTGCAACTCCCAACCATTTCAGCCGGTAGCACCGATCACGGTCATGTCAAGTCGGTTCAATCATTGCTCAAGGACAAGTTCGGTCAGGCCCTCACCGTTGACGGTGTATTCGGTCCTGCGACGACGCTTGCTGTCAAGAACGCTCAAGCCTTCTTCAAGGTTGCTGGTGGCGTCGATGGCGTTGTCGGTCCGAACACTTGGAGCCTGCTGCTTGGCGTGTAATGCCTGCTTCTTCGTGGAACTTCTGGCTTGGCCTGCTTGCTAGTGCAGGATTTGTCGCGGGGTTCATCGTTGCCGTTCTTCGGTGGGGACACAATCAGATTGTTAGAAGCGTTGAAGAAAGGATCACTACCGTCAGAAGCGCAGTCACGCCCAACGGTGGATCAAGCATGGCAGATGCGGTCAACCGAATCGAAACCAAGTTACAAAATATCGGTGAAAGGCAGAAAGACATCAAGGCTGAACTAGACACCATCAGGGAGGACATGGACGAGATTGGCTTGAAACTCGAACGCCATCTCGGTGCGCACGAAGGCTTGGTCTAATGTCCCGCCACAAGAAAAGGCAGAAGCAAAAATGGAGCGACAGACTTCTCTACCGTTTTGACAAGTGGTTCAGTTCTGGCGCAGGCGTATGGCAAACCCTCGTCGCTTGTATTGTGATTGTGGCTGTCGAAATTGTATGGCCGAATCTTGACCCCCACTGGTTCTGGTTGCTCGTTTTCCTTACGGTCTACTCGGCGGTGACTCAGCCTGCACTTGCTCAGAGCGGTGCCGCTACCGCCGCAGAGATTCGGAAGCTCGCTTTGGAAATCAAGAAGATCGCTGAGGCGCAAAAGCAGGAACTCGAAGAAGATGGTGAAATCCTTGAGGACGTTCGCCACATTTTGAAGGACGTACACGGAAAGTGACATGGGCAATCATCCTCTACGCCGTAGTTGGCTCTATCGGAATGGCCGTAATGGACGGGGTTGGTACCGTCCTGGTGCGGGCGATCAACTCAGGCCGTGGCAACCTGGCTGGACTCATGGATGCCGTGGGCGATCTAGCAAAAATCACTATCCTGTCGGTGGCGGCTACTCGATTGACTACGAACTACGGCGCTTGGGGGTGGCTGGGTATCATCCCGATTTTGGTTACAGGGTTTTTCGTAACCCGCCACGCCACTATCCTCAGCCAAAGAATTGACAACGAAGAAGAAGAAGCCGAGGACGCCGAACGTGACGCTCGCATCCGTGCAATGGAGTTAGAGGTGGCTATGCTCCGGGTATGGAAAGAAGCACAACGCCAGAACGAAATCAGGAGAATCGGCAGAACGAGGTAAACTGTGGGGCTATGCCGTTTGTATCGGTCTTTACCCCCTCACACAATCCTGAATGGCTCGACGACTGTTACGCGTCCCTGAAAGCTCAGACCTACGAGAACTGGGAATGGGTCGTCTTGCTGAACCAAGGGGCGAAGTGGGCTAAGCCCAACGATGAGCGGGTGTGGGTCCACGAATCCAAGGAACTGAACATCGGGGCCTTGAAGCGTGAAGCTGTCGCCGCATCTGAAGGGCGCATCCTGGTTGAATTGGACCACGACGATACCCTTGAACCCAACGCCTTAGAAGAAATCGTCAGGGCCTTTGACGAGAAACCCGAAGTTATCTTCGTATATGGGAACACGGCTCAGATGGATGGGGATGGCTCTCCGAACCTGGACCTGTTCGATTCCACCCACGGCTGGACCTACAACAAAACCGACGATGGCTACCTCGAAGCCCGTTCATTCGCTCCTTTGCCTTCTAACGTGTCGTATATATGGTATGCACCCAACCACCCCAGAGCCTTTTTGCGGGCCGCATACGACGCTGTAGGGGGCTATGACGGGACGTTAGACATATGCGACGATCAAGACCTGATGAACCGGCTTTACCAGCACGGTCCGTTCCTGCAACTCAACCGATTGCTTTACAAGCAACGGATTCACGAACACAACACGCAGACCGATCCTGAGAAAAACCTGAGAATCCAACGCAAGACCGTGGAACTCTACGATCAGAACGTCCAAGCCAACGCTTTAGCCTGGGCCAAGTGTGAGAACCTGCTGGCGCTTGACCTCGGCGGGGCGCACAACTCGCCTCCTGGCTACATTTCCGTGGACATCCAGGGCGACGTTGATATGAAATGTGATATCAGCGAAGGTCTGCCGTACCCCGACAACTCCGTAGGCGTCATCCGGGCCGTGGATTTTTTTGAACATATCCCCGACAAGATCGGCTTGATGAACGAGCTATACCGGGTACTTGCCCACGGAGGGATGATCCTGAGCCTGACCCCATCGACGGATGGCAGGGGTGCGTTTCAAGACCCGACTCATGTTTCGTACTGGAACGAGAATTCTTTTTGGTACTACACCGATGAGAACATGCGGAAGTACGTCCCACGGATTGAGACTGACTTCAAGATTTCACGACTCCACACCTTTTACCCCTCCGACTGGCATGAATCCCACAACATCTCCTACGTTTGCGCTAACCTGGTCGCAGTCAAGGATGGACCGCCAGTTGCAGGGAGGAACTTTGCATGAGTGACGTTCAGCCGGGCGATTTAGTTCTCGCCCATAGCAAGGGTGCGTTTGCTACCCTGATCCGTTTCGGCCAATGGCTCCGACCATCGTGGCGACCTTACAAGCGATGGAACCACGCAGCCATTGTCACCGGCGTTGACTCAAACGGTGATGTGTGGTGTATGCAGATGGGTCGGCGTGGCGAACTTGTCCTTCGACAGGACGTAGCACCTGACGGCTACACGACCATCCGCCCCATCCCAAACGGCGTGGACAGAATCAAAGCCATCGACTACGCACTTGCACAGAACGGCATCAAGTATTCGGTAGCCACGATTTTCTCCATCGTCATCAACTTGCTGACCCCGAAGTGGATCGCTTTCGACTTCCGGCGTCATGGTGACGCCTTGATCTGCTCGGCCCTGGTCGCTCGCAGTTGGGAACACGGGGGGTGGAACTGCCCCACCGATCCATTTCAAATCACGCCAGCCGAACTTGCTTGGCTGACGCAACCCAAGGCCCCGTACAAGGACGCTTGATGAAACTTATTGACCTGCCTACCCACGTTGTCATTCCCGACACGCAGGTAAAGCAGGGCGTTCCGCTTGACCACCTCAAATGGATTGGGCAATACATCGTCGATCAGTTCGCCGGCAAGGAGAACGTGAAGATCATTCACTTGGGCGACCACGCCGACCTGCCAAGTCTGTCACTCTATGACCAGGGGAAAAAAGAGATGGAGGGTCGTCGCTACCGAGCAGACGTAAAGGCGGCGAACTATGGATGGGAATTACTCAACTCAGGGATTACCGATTACAACCGTATTCGTAAACAGTATAAAGAACGCCGATGGAACCCACAGAGGCACATCTGTTTGGGTAATCACGAAGATCGGATCGACCGAGCAATCTCACTTGACGCCAAGCTCGATGGAACAATCTCGACAGACGACCTTGACTACGCAAAGTTCCGTTGGGAAGTTCATCCGTTCCGAACAGTCCTGTGGTTGGATGGGGTTGGGTACAGCCATTACTTCTACCAACCAATGACCGGCAAGCCCTACGGCGGCAACAGCATTGACACTCGGTTGAAGAACATCGGTCACTCGTTCACGATGGGCCATCAGCAAACGCTCATGTACGGGCTTCGATTCGTCGGCGGCAAGTCACAGCACGGATTGGTTGCGGGAGCTTGTTACCTTCACGACGAGGATTACAAGGGGCCACAGGGCAACGCACACTGGCGTGGGATCGTGGTAAAACATCAAGTGGAGGACGGTTCCTACGACCCGATGTTTGTTAGCCTGGATTTCTTGTGTCGGAAGTATGCGGGCAAAAGGTTGAGTGACTACACTCCCAAAATATTTGCACCTACTACCGAATAGGAACTCAATGCTTATCTTTGTCCGTTGCGAGAAGTGCGGGCAGGACTTGGGACAAGAAAGAAATGTCGAACACATCCCACCGTCCAAACTGGCTCTAATCCTGGCTGAATACCGACACAACCACAAGCACCAAAAAAATCCTTGACATCCGTTACAACCCTCCGTTAGTGTTCTAATCACCATCAAACAAGGAGGATTGAGATGGAGCAATATCAGATGCCAGTACCACCACGGTACGGCCACTTATGGCTTGAGGAACTTCAAGTTCAGAACATTGAGCGAGGGCCAAAGCCCAAAGCGTTCGACACTCCGTTCCGTTATTCGGATGCGGGCAAGTGTTCACGGGCGCTGGCGTACTCGGCGCTTGGCTACGAATCGGAACCGATGGACTTGGCGGGCACACTCGTCACGACTCTCGGCACCGACCTGCATGAGAAGATTCAGGAAGCCATCAGCAACTACTACACGGCTGAGTTCGAAGTGCCGTCGCAGATTGGCGGACTCATCTCGGGTTCGGCGGACGGTGTGATCGACGATGGCGAGTTCAAGGTTCTTCTTGAAATCAAGACCATGAACGGCACCGCTTACAAGAAGTCTGTGGGTGTCAGCAACAAGGGCGTCAGTAGTCCGTCAGGACCACGGGCATCGGCCATCATTCAGTCGGCGCTAAACGCCGTGGCGAACGATTGCTACGTCATCCGCATCGTCCACGTTGGCACCGAAGCCATCTCCAAGGGACTTGCTGAGCGTTCGGGCATCGACGAGATTGGTCGTGTCATCGCTGAGTTTGAGATTCCACAGGAAGTGTTCACGGTCATTGCCGACAACGAAATCATGCGGCTCACGAACATCATGGACACCATCAACGATGGAGACTTGCCTGAGCGCATCGCCATCGACGATGACCTGTCACCGATCAGCTTGGACCCTGAGAACCCTCGCTACTGGCAATGCCAATATTGCTCGTACAACGAAACATGCAAGACCGATGGACCAGGAATGGTCACGATTAGAAAGAAGGAAACACAAGATGCCTAAGTTTGACTTGGACAACTACGAAACCGTTGCGGACCGGATCACGAAGTTCTGGCAGGACTACCCGACTGGTCGCATCGCAACCAAAATGGAACACATCAGCGACACCGGCAAGCAGTTTGTGGTGTGGGCGGCTGTCTACAAGGACGCCGAGGACGCTCACCCGTGGGCTACCGGCTACGCCGAGGAACACTTTGCTGACCGTGGACCAAACGAAACGTCACCGTTGGAGAACTGCGAAACGTCAGCCATTGGTCGAGCGTTGGCAAACGCTGGCTACGCAACCACCAGCGAGTTCCGTCCGTCCCGTGAGGAAATGGCGAAGGTGAACAACCATTCGTCGTCGCCAGCCCCACACAAGGCAAAGGAAGTGGCCGAGCAAGCTCGTTCCGGCTCACCTAAGACCGAAGTTGAGGGCGACCCACGTTGGGACACGATTTTGCAGGGAGCACAAGCCGACCCGGACAACAAGTTCTTGAACGACCTGGCCGAGAAGGGCAAGAAGTACGGCTCGCTGTCCGAGAAGCAGTTGGGCGCAGGCTTCAACGCCGCTCGCAAGGCATTGCAAGACAACCCCATCGCCGCCGAAGCACCTGTCGTCGCCAAGGTTGAAGAAGCCTTTGGTGCCGTGCAAGAAGGCTGGGCTACCGGAGAGGAACCGTTCTAATTGCCGATGCCGCCGAGGAATAGGTTGATGCTTCTTGCTCAGAAACGTGGGTACTACTTTGATGAGTTCAATCAGGAGTGGTGCAAATGGACTGAGTACGGAGAACACGCCATTGAAATCTACGTTGATAAGGAAAGCGGTTTTGTCGGATGGTGTTTGTACGGTCCCGAAGAAAGGCACGGATTCTTTTCGTGTTTGACCTGGGGCTTTGCAAACACCCTTGACGAAGCTGAGATGGCCGCCAAGAAAGACATAAAATACTACGGCGGTTTTATTCCTTGACACGTTAGACATAACGAGCAAAACTGATAGCACCATCGAACAAGGAGGATCGAGATGGGCAAGATGAAAGAAATGACATTGGTTGATGAGACTGAGCGGATTGAAGAACTGATCCAAAAGTTCAACGACTACAAGCGCCTGCAAGTACCCGCCGAGGAATACAAGTTCCTTACCGTAATCTACGCATTGGCCGAACAGCTTGCGACCCTAGACAAGGGTTCGGCGGCGTGGGAGTCAGTGTTTGGGGTGATGAGCGAGTCGATCAAGGACTTCAAGGATTGGCTGGCTGAGTACGGCGAGGCACAGAACGCCTGGTGGCGGAACTTGCAGATGCGAACCGACGCAGTGTTTGACGGCCTGACCTACGACCACAAGCGGGATGGCGAGCGCCTGACCAAGCAACTTGAAGCGGTCCGTGACCTGATGGCGGATGGCAAGTGGCGCACGTTGAAGCAGATTGCCGACGACACCAATGCTCCCGAAGCATCCGTGGGTGCCCGCTTGCGTGACTTGCGAAAGGCGAAGTTTGGTTCGTACGTCATTGAGCGCCGCTATCTGTCGCACGGCTTGTGGGAATACCGGATGGTGAACCATGCGGGCTGACAAGTATGCGGACGGTGTTCATCTGACCTTGGGTGAGATTCAGCACAAGTTGGACAACGGTGGCTGGGACCAGGAAGCCGACAAGGTGATTCGAGATTTGGTCACGGCGATCCGTGAAGCGTCATTGACGATCCTTGAACTTCTTGAGAAGCACAATGCAGAATGACTGGCAAGACCGTGCGGCCTGTTGGGGGGTAGATCAAAACATCTTCTTTGACACGGGCGAACCCGGTTGGTCCGAAGGACATGCTAAGTCCATTTGCCGTACCTGTCCCGTAGCAGGGCATTGCGCCGAAGCCGCCATCTATTACGGCGAGCGGGAGGGCATTTGGGGTGGCCGAAACATCAAGGAACTAAACGAAGTTGCTCGGCGTCGAGGCGTCCCCTACGGTGGAAGGAAACCCTGCGGGACCAATGCGGGCTACGCCACGCACATTCGGAAGAAGGAACCGATCTGCGAAGCCTGCCGCATCGCCCATAACGAACGAAAGCGAGAAGAATCCAAGCTCGCTAGACGATTGGAGCAAGCATGAAACGCATCTTTACCCCGCTCGTAGCCATCGGGCTAATGGTCGGAGTGTGGTGGTACGGCGCTGAGATTGTAGTCTCGGCCCCAACCACTCACCCTCCAAGTACCCTGGGGTCGTCGCCAACGGTGGTCACGACGATCCCTCCAACTACGACCACCACCCCACCAACCACAACGACAACACTTCCAGCAGATTACGCAGAATGGTCGAGGGTGGCATCGTGTGAATCAGGAGGATGGGTGGTACTAGGAAGTGCTTACCCCGATTCACTAGGAATCACGGCTCAAAACTGGGCCAACTACGGCGGAACCGGCGACACTTCGCCAGCCGCACAGATCGCAGTAGCAGACAGAATGATCGCAAGCTTGGGAATAGGAATCCCCGACCAAGGAGGATGCGCCGCATGGTGACATACGAATGTACGAAGTGCTTTATGACACAGAAGGCGATGAAGAACGCAGTTCTCAGCCATCGCTGTCCAAAGAACAACAACCGATACACCACGTTTCGATTGATGCACTTGCACGAATACGACGCTGACGCTACGGGCGTCCGTTCTTGCACCGTTTGTAGGCAGGTGGAAAATGCCAAGTAACTACCCCGATGGAATGACCCGATCAGACTTGATCTACGTTGGCGAGATTAGCCCGGACTATTGCGAGGACTGTCCTTGCCCTGATGCCGAGAAGCCCGTATTGATTGACGAGAACGGCGACAAGTGCGACCACAAGGACGATTGCGACTGTCAGGAGTGCGAGTGCAGTTGCCACGCCGACGATTTCGATCCGCCTGACGATTGGGACGGGGATTATGTAGAAGAAGTGGATCATCTCTGGTGAAGCGCACCCCGATCAACAAAGGAGACAGAGTGACCACCTACGATTTCAACGATGGCAACGGACCAGTTCCAGCCCACAAACACCGAAACGGAGGTGGATGGGTAGCCGGCACCGCCACCGTCAATGAGAGCGCCTACGTCGGACACAACGCTCGGGTCTCCGGCACCGCTCGGGTCTACGGTGACGCTCGGGTCTCCGGCACCGCTCGGGTCTACGGTGACGCTTGGGTCTACGGTGACGCTTGGGTCTACGGTGACGCTCGGGTCTACGGCACCGCTCGGGTCTACGGTGACGCTTGGGTCTACGGTGACGCTTGGGTCTACGACAACGCTCGGGTCTACGGTGACGCTTGGGTCTGCGGCACCGCTCAGGTCTACGACAACGCTCGGGTCTACGGTGACGCTTGGGTCTGCGGCACCGCTCGGGTCTCCGGTGACACACGACTCACTAGGGGCAACGCCTTCGCTACCCAGCACGACGACTGGCAGATAACCGAGGTCTCAAATGGTGACGGCACCACCACTCTCTACGCCAATGCCGAGTTTGACCCATTTGACAACGACACGAGCGAGTTTTTATGACCGCCGCAACGAAACATAGTTTTGGCCCCAATGCTGGGAAGAAAGCCAAAGGTGCGGGACACCCCGTAATGTTTGGCTACCCCAAGTCATCCTTACATTTTGAACCTTTTTCGGACGGGGGGGGTATCCTCTCCGCTTTGTGGAATGGGCCTACCGAGAAATGGAATCAATTGGTGGCAAACCAGTGGACGAAAAAAAAGTGCTGCATTTGTGTTCAGGAAGCATGGTGACTGGCGTGAGGGTTGATATTCGTGAAGAACGCAAACCCGACATTGTTGCCGATTGTCGCAACGTACCGCTTCCAGATGAATCGTTTGATTGGATTCTTGCCGACCCCCCCTACTCGGAGGAATACGCAAAAAATCTTTATGGCACCGAGAAGGACTATCCCAAGCCTGGGCAGATACTCAAGGAAGCTGCTCGACTTCTGAAGCCAGGAGGACTTTATGGGTTTCTACATTTTCAAGTGCCAATGCCACGCAAGCCAATGAAGATTGTGAATGTGTACGGCATCACTACGGGGGCTGGATATGCCATCAGAGCTTGGACTTTGCTTAGGAAGGTGGGGCCAGAATGAAACGCACTCCGATCAACAAAGTGTCCAAGAAGCGCCAACGTGAGAACGCCCAACGTCGCAAGGTTTTGATTGAGAAGTACGGCCTGCCCGATACCTGGCGCTGCGAACTTGGCCCGATCATTGGCAACGCATGTCACGGCCCGATTCACGGTCACGAACTATTGAAGCGATCCAGGGGCGGGTCGATTACGAACCCCGACAACATCATGCTCGCTTGCGACTACCACAACGGATGGGTCGAGCTTTACCCATCTATCGCTGAACAACTACACTTATCAAGACATTCATGGGAAGGAGAACCCGATGCCAAAAAAGACTCCGGGGAGCAAGATGGCTATGAAGATTGGTAAGGAACGCTACCGCAAGGAGCGCGAGCGCCATCGTGAACGGTTGGCTAGGAGGATGAATGACAACCCCGCAGAAGGCTAAGGGTTCGCAATACGAGCGGGACGTTGCCAAGTTCTTGCGAGAGAACGGCCACCCATACGCTGACCGTCGCTACGGTGCTGGCAACACTCAGGACAAAGGCGACATTACGGGCTTAGGCCCACGCTTGGTTATCGAGTGCAAGAATCACAAGACCCTAGACCTATCAGGCTGGCTGGCTGAGGCCGAAACGGAACGTGAGAACGCCAAGGCCGAATACGGCGTGGTGGTGGCGAAGCGCCGGGGCAAGAACGCGGCCGAGTCCTACGTTGTAATGACCTTGGCCGACTTTGCAAGACTATGGAAGGAAGCAGATGCTTAGTGCGAATCAAATCGCTGACGCCATTGAAAAGGAAGGGCGTCGGATCGGGCAGTTGGCTGAGGAATGTGCCGATATTGCCACGACAGCAGCCGAGATGGAGGCCGACTACAAAGTCGCCTTCGCCAAGGCCAGGATGACCTACCGTGACGACGCGGCGGCCAAGGGGCTGAAAGTGACCGTCGCTGAAATAGATGACCATGCCACGCTACAAGCCTCTGAGAGCCTTCGGGCATACTTGGTGGCATCAGGGTCCATGACGGCGATTAGAGAGGCTCTGAGGGCGTCTCAGGCCCGTCTGGATGGACTCAGGACGTTAGCGGCGGGATATCGGCAGGCAGGAGGCTGATAATGGACGAGATGCAGGACTACATGAGGCGGCGAGAGGCCGAACAACGTGTGATCGAGGCGGCGAGAGCCTACGTCTACGATTCCAATAGTGGAGAACCTGTGGATATTCGGTGGTTGGAAATGGCTTTGGATGAATTGGATCGTTTGGCATGATAGAAGGACACGATTACGAGGCCGAGATGTGGCCCGCCGATGTGAAGTATTTGGCTGACACCGGCTGCGAACCAGCAAGTTGGCATAAGCCCATCGAACCAAAGCTCCAAAACCAGTTGCGACAGTTGGCGAAACTTATTAGCGACAACATTCATTGACACGGCCAAGACAAACCTGCTAGGTTTTTGTTGGTCAGTTACCCCTGACATTAGAAGGCGGCTCGTTCTCCGACAGGATCGAGCCGTTTTCTTTTTTCTAACGCGGACGCCAAGCCAAGTTAGACCGGACGCCAAGCCAAGTTTGCTCAACTCCTGCTCCTGGGGTGTGGGCGAGCGCCCGCTCGACTTCGGCGGGCTTGTCGATGGTCGCGATTGCGACCGAACACTTGTTCGCCTTGCGGCTCGTCGGTGGTGCGTTTGCCTAGCGGGGCTTGGGGTTTGGTGCTTGCATTCGGGCGCTGGGTGTGGTGTGATCTAGTCGGCTTCGGGGGCGTGTGTCCTTCGGCCGTCAGGGGTAACTAATGAGTGAAGAAATAATCTGTGAGCGGTGCAACTACGCGCACCATGATCAAGAATGCGAGCACTACGGGGTAAACACTTCGCAGGGCCACCAAACTTGGTGCGAAGACTGTTGCGACGGTTTCGCTTTCTATTGCGACGATTGCGCCGAGTTTCACGCGATATCAGCGGGGCACTCGATTGGGGACGCTTTCCTTGTGTGCGAAGACTGTTTCGATAGTTCTTATTACCATTGCCACCAGTGCGATGAGAATGTCCACGATGGTCACGATTGCCCTTATGGATTCGATGAGGAGGATGAGACATACGGCGGACTTCTCCATTCATACGGTTTTAAGCCTTCGCCCATTTTCTACGGGGAGGGGCCGCGGTACTTCGGCGTCGAGCTTGAGATCGAGAGCCACCCCGAAAGGATTGTCGAGGTACTTGAGTACCTGAACGGGCACGGCATCGGAGAACGGGTCCACTATCAGAAATCGGACTCATCTCTAGCCGTAGGGCCGGAAATAGTGTTTCATCCTCGTTCTCTTGAATCGTGGCAGGAATACGGCGACGAACTCGC